GTCGCACCCAGGCGAGCCGCAACCGTGCACACAACCTCGATCACCGCGTCCGGGATCGTCGCCCACCCGTGCGCGTACACAACTGTGAACAACTTCGTCGACGGTAGATCCAACACGCCACCGGGGGACAACACGTAGTCGTCCGCTTCGAGCACCACCGAATCCTCATCGGTGATTGACGTGATCGCCGTCACGGGACGCTGCGGGAGCCGCGAACGGGGCCCCCGCACCGTCACCGTCGACGTACCAGCACTGATGTCCTGCCCAACGAACCCCCGAACCCGAGTAGACGCACGCAACAGTGCCGCGTCCGTCACCGTCAGCCCGAACGCCGTAGCGTTCGCCGTGGTCGCCAAAGCAGCAAGCATCAGAACCTCCTAGGTGCTACTCGGCCGCGTCCATCAGCCCAAGGGCAATGAGACCGTCACGGATCGCGATGATCGCCACCAGGGCGGTCGCAAGGTCGGTCGGGTCCACAACGTTCGCCAGAGAACCCGACGGGAACAGGTCAGCCGTGGAAGCAGTGAACCCGCGCCCCAGCTCCGTGCGCCGCGCCGGCTGACGCGGGTACTGGGCGGCCATCACGCCACCTCGAACGCGGTGATGAACCCTGTGGTCGACGCGGCGACCGTGATCTCGATCGACCCGTCGTCCTGGGAGAACCGGGCCGACTCAAGACCCGCAAACCACTTCACGACAGGGGTCGAGCTACCGATCGCGAACGTGGTCGCAAGGTCACCCAGACCGGCCGCGTCGGCAGGCGGGGAATCCCCAGCCTTGATGGTGATGACCTTCTCCGCGCCCGTGTTCACGATCCGCAGCACGAGCTTGGAGAACGGCTTGGTCGGAGTGATGACATGCGTGTTAGCAGCGACGATCGCCGTACCGGCGACATCGGCCACTGCCGTACCCGCGGTGAGCGGGGTAATCGGAACGACTGTGGTTGCCATGCTGTGCCTCCTGGGGCGTCAGAGTGTGGGTGACCGGGGGAGACGGCCGGGAACAGGAGCCCCCGGCCGTCTCAACCGGATCAGGTGATCGACGCCGTGAGGGTCGCGATGCCCTCGGGGCGGGCAACCTTCGCGCCGTACAGGTGCAGGCCCTTGATCGCGTCCGAGAACGCGTCCTGCGGGCGGTACGCCTCGACCTTGTTGATCTGCTCGGCGTAGGTGATCGCACCGTTGTACCCGGCGCAGACGAGGTAGTCGTCACCGGTCACGAGGGTCACGTTGTTCGACATGAGGACGTCGAACCCGAACGCCCGACCGACCAGGCCGTTCCGCAGCGCCTCAGACGTGCCCGAAGCGTCCACACGAACGAACGTGTCGGACTGCAACAGCAGACCGTGGTACCAGGGCGGGATGATCACGTAACGGCCTTGGTTGGGGACGTTCGCGTTGTCGAGCTTGATCTTCAGGTTCACCAGGCCGGTCACCGCAAGCGCGGCAGACGTGATCGCCGTGGTCGTGATCTTGTTCGCCGCAGCAGCGTTCGTGTACAGGCCCGCCACGTACAGGTCAGCCGTGTCGGCCAGACCGTAAGCAGCCTCCTGAGCGGCCTCCGACAGCAGCGCCCCACCGGAACGCGCCTGACGCAGATCCACGTCATCGACCTCGAACGCGAAGTACTTCGCCTGGTCCACGACGAGGGTCCGGTCCGCGTCCGTCAGCGCCTCAGGCGTGATCGACGTGGTACCCGCGACGTAACTCGCGATGGTCGGGCGGGTGATCGACACGATGTGCACGGTGTCGCCGAAGTTGGAGATCTCACCCTCGTAGTTGCGGTTCACGGCCTGCGGGCCAGCGAACACGAGAGACTTCTTGAGCGAGGACTGAAGCTCAGCGGCCCAGACCTCCGGGATGAAGTTGGTAACGGCCATGATTGGCCTCCTTGTTTGTTACGAAGTGGGCGTCTTGATCCCGAGCGCAACGTCAAGGCGGCCCTCGGCCTTGGCCCTAACGATGTCGTCGGCGGACATCCCCTCAAGGTCAGCCCGGGTCAACTGCTCCGGACCACCAATGGGGTTGCCGTTCTTGCCCTGCCCATCCGCTGACGGCGCCTTAGGCGTCGCTGCCTTGAGGTCAGCTAGAAGCTCAACGGCGTCGGCTTCCAGTTCCTCACGCGTGGAACCCACCAACCGCTTCGCCTGCGAAACGGTCAGACCCTTCTCGAGCGCGATCGACGCTCTCAGGGCTTCGGCCTCACGTGACTGGACCGCCTTCTCGGCGGCCTCCGCACGCGCAATGGCCTTCTCCAACTCGGACTTGCTGGCCTCTTCGAGTTCGTCGAAGCGCTTTGCCTTGTCGGCGTTCGCCTTCGCCTGTGCCTCGTGCTTGCGGGCCAGTGCCTTCCACTTCTCCGCGTCTGCGGCGGGGTCCTTTGCTGGGGGTTCGGGTGTTGCTTCGATCGGCTCCGGGGTCTCCGTGGCGGCGACGGCGGTGGGCTCGGTCGGCTGCGGTTCAGGCATGGCAATATCTCCCGTGTCGGGTTGGCCCGCCCCCTGTCGGGGCGGGAAGAATCAGGCGAGGTCGGCGGCCCTCGTGAACTTGTCGGCCCGCCACGTCAACGTGGGGCCGTATTCGCCGTGGTCACGGATCATCACGTCCGTGTAGTCCGACGCGCGCTTACCCGTGGCCGTGGACCTACCTAGGCCCAGGTCTCGGGCGCCACGCTCGGCCGTGCCCGCGAAATCACCGATCGCGCTCTGTGTGCCCTCAAGGAGTTCACGGTTGATGACCTGCCCCGGGTCATAGTCCTGCTCAATGGGTGCGACCCCGCAGTCGCAACCGGGGTGGATCGGGGACAGTGACTCCGTGCGGTAACGCTGCGTCGACGCAATCACACACAGGCCGCAGTTCTCGTTACCCGTCAACGTGCGACGGAAGAACCGCCACCCGTGCGACCTCATCGACGACCGCGACTGGCGGACCTTCGCCATCTGCACGTCAGTGCCAACGATCGACTCCAACCGGGTCAACCCCTGGTTAAGCGCAACCGCGAACGACGCACCACCCGACAACGCCGTGTACATCGACGCCGCCGGGCGGCGGTACACCTCAGTAGCGGGCACACCGCGCCCCGAAATCACCGCACCCCTGTCCACGGGAACCGGTGTCACAGGCGTTCCCTCGCGCAACGACGCTAGAGATGCCAGGTACGCCGACGTCAGGTTCGCGACCTGCACCTGCCCCGCCTGCACTCGCGGGACAATCAACCCGACCAGGCGGTCCACGTCAGCGTCCCGGTACGACCCCTGCGCCAACCACGCCGCCCGCGAATAAGCCACCACACGGGCACGAACCTGCGTCACCGCAGACTGATACCCCCCAATGACCCGTTCAGGCGTTAGCGGGGGCACGACGCTGCCTCACAGGCTCCTGCGGGACCGGTGCCGGCGGTGGTGTCGCCGCCTGGATCAACGTCGCCGCCGACAACTGCTCCTCAGCCCGATCCAACTCCGCCTGCGCGATCTTCTCCGGCGAGTACCCGAGGATGTTCCGGGCGATCGACTTCCACGGCTCACCCGCAGCCTTCGCCTGCGCCGCCGCCGCATACTTCTCCGACAGGGACACGTAAGCCGGCGGCTCAAACGACACCTCGACCGTCTGCGACTCACCCAGGTCCGTGCCCTCAACCCGCAACGAGTACACGAGCACCACGGCCAGGGCGGGCTTCAACCGGGCGATCTCCTGCTCGGCCTGCGCCACCTGACCCGCCGTCGAGTTCGCCGCACCCTCAGCGGACTGGTTCGCCCCATCAGGGATGAACACACTGATCGGGGTGCGTGTCACCGCGGCGAAGTCCCTGGCGTCCGACTTCTCACCCTCAAGCAACGGGCGGATGTCGGTCTGCTGGGACTCCCAAATGTCGATGCCCTCAGGCAGCTCCCACAAGGCACCGGGGGCGGGCGCGAGAATCTTGTCCCACTCGATCGGGTGCCCGTTCTCATCCTTCTCCGGCAGCCCACCAGTGCCCGGCTGCGCCTTCAACGCGCGCTGACGGAACGCCTGCATCGCCGCGATCACCAGGCGCTGCAACTTGCCCAGGTTGATCCGGTCGATTACGTCCGTGTGCGGCTCAAACAGGCCCAGCCCGGACTTCCGCTCGAACACGACAACGGGCGGGTCACCCTCATACGTCTCGAGCCCGGACTCAACCTTGCCCCAACCGCCCTGGACGCGCTGCAACAGGCGCCGCTCATCGTTCCAAGACGACCGCTGGTACAACTGCCGGGAACCCGACGCCCACACCAGGGCGTAATCCATCTTCGCGTCCAGGTCCCGCCACACCTTCAACGCCGCGCGAGCCTTCCACGGCCGCAACGGGTCAGTCGCCGCAATGAACTGCTCCGGGGCCTCGCGGGTAATCACCGCACGACCATCCACGCCACGACCAACAACCAAGTACCCGACCGAGGTCGTCAAGTAGTCGTCAACCGCATCGGAGAGCTGCACGTCCATGCGGTTGTCCCGCCAAATCCGGCGAGCCTGCACAGATTCCGGCGTGTCCGGGGCATCACCGATCAGAATCCCATTCGGGCGGATCCGATCAGCCAACGACCCAACACACAGGCCCCCATAATCCGTCCGGGACTTCTTCTGGAACGCCAACCACGACGCCTTCAGGTTCTCACCCATCTCAGGCAACGGGGCGCGCCCATTCGCATAATCACGCAGCAACGTGATCCGCGCAAACCTGTCATCCTGCCGCTTCGCCAAGACGGGAAGCCACTCATCCGGGGTGGTAGGAGCCACGCGCCATCACCACCCTCTGATCAGTAGATGCGGCGTGGTGCCCGCCTGTTCCCTCGACGCGGACGCGCGCCGACCTTGCGCGCATCAAGGCACGCCTTCCACGACAGAACCGCAGCCATCGCCGCGTCAAACTTGAGCATCTGCTGGCCGTCCTGCTTAGCCATCACGTACAACGGTTGACCCTCGTCATCCTTCAACCGGAGTTCCTTGCGGCCCGCGTTACCCAAATGCCGCACCAGGTCGTCATGCGGGCGGAACACCGCACCATCAACGTCCACACCACCGAACGACACCAAGCCGGCGTCAATCGCCTCCACGTACTCACGCAACGTGTACGCCATCGTCTTAGGGCGAGCCGTCCACCACTCAACGACCTGCCCCGGCCACTTCGCCGACCACGACCCCATCGTCTCCGTCCAATGCGGCGGATCCCCATACAGCACCCACACCTCAAGGCGCCGCAACGTATCCGCGAGCAAGTCCGTGACCTCATCCTCAGGAACTTCCCACTCCTCAACACCCTCAGGCCGTTCCCACAACCCGACAAGCTCCTGCAACCCCGTGTCAATCTCCGTCGCAACAAGCGCAGTCGCATCACGAAACCGGGCGCCGTCAAAACCGAGTGTCACGAACCCGTCATCGGGTATCCGGTGCCCCGGCCGCAACAGCGGCTCAATCCTCTTCAAGTCGAAGAACTGCGACCCGGCCTTACGCCACCGGTTCAGGTAGACCCGCTCCCAATAGGCGCGGTCCACACCCTTCCGGTCATAGTCCTTGGCGATCCGCTCAAACTGACCCGGCCCATACTCACCAGCCGGACCCGTCGCCTCAGACACCGCCTCAATGCGCAGATCAACCGTCGACAAGTCATCACGGTCGGGCCCGGCCCACCGTGCGAAGAAGAACAAGGACGGGTCATCCTGGTCACCGCGGGCAATCGACTCAGCCTCAGCGCGCACATCCTCCTCGATGGAGTTCTGCCCGGGCTGCCCCGCCGTGGACGTGTAGAACACCCACGGATCCTCAAGGGGACGCTTGTGCAAGTTCTGCAGCATCGTCTCGTGTGCGTTCCGCTGAGACGGCAAGTACAACCGGTGCGGCTCATCAAAGTGCTGAAACGACGTCAACGCACCATCACGCGCACCCGGCGCATTCGACACCGGCACCGCGCGACCCTCAGCCTTACCGCCCGGACCAAGGCGGATGATCCTGTCCAGGGACGCATCAAACAACGCCGCGTCAGGGCCTTCCTCGACCACGTACTTCAGCACCCCGTAAGCAAGCTCGGAGACCTGCTCCTCCGTCACGGCCATCATCGGGATATACGGGAACGACACCGGGCGCCCCACCGGTTCACCCGCAGCGTTGAACCCGTCACACCGCACCGGCGCCTCAGGGTGCAACTCGCAGAACGCCACCCACGCCGCAAACTCCGTCTTAGCCAAACCCTTGCGCCACTCAAGCGCGCCACGCTGAAACCTGCGCCGACCCGCCTGGCGGTGCCCCTTCGGGAACACCTCGTACAACCGGTACAGGGCCGCGCGCTTCTCCGCGTCCAAGCGTGCCGGCTGACCAGCCAACGACCCCGGCCCGAACACGCACCGCTCAGTGATGAAGTCCGCCAACGCTGGACCCAATGTCGGGAACGACAGGTCAAGTTGGGGGACGATCAGTGTCGCCACGGTGGGACTAGTTCACTAGAGCGAGGCGAGGATCCTCACCAGGGCTCGGCTGCGCCGACGCCTGCCGTTGACGACGCGCGTCACCCTGCGCCTTTGCGGCATCGACCGTCTCGATCGTCCACTCGAGCCGCCGACGGTCGTACGGGGTCAAACCAAGGTCACGCCGCTGCAACCGGAACTCGCCAGCCGCGTCCTTGCGTTCCTTCGCGGTCTCCGCACGCCAAATGTCGTTGTACAACAGGGCACAGATGACCACGTTGTGCACGTCCGACTCGTCCCACTCCGGCGACATCGGAGACGCCCACACAGCCGCCCACCACGCCACCGTCTCCGAATGCCAGTCAGGCCCCGACGGCATCACCGGCACAGACGGAACCTGCTCACCCGCGCGCACGAGGGTCGCCGCCGTGGACGCCTTGTTCGCCCGTGCACGAACGGACGCGTGCTTCTTCGGCTGCGGCATGATGACCTCCCGTGTCGGGACGGATGGACCGCCCCGTGTCGGGTCGGCCTTATGGTGCGACGGATTAGGCGAAACGGCCCTTACGGTCACGGCGCTGACCCGAGCCGCCACCCTTCTTCACGCCGGCATTGCTGCTCGAACGAGACTTCGTGCCAAGCTCGAACGTCCCACGACGACGCTTTGACGCCGCCGCCGCGAGATCGTTCTTCCGCGCCGACTGCGCTTCACGCTTGTAGCCGCCAGGGTCACGGTTTAGGCGAGGTGGACGTGCCATTGGGGGCCTCCGATCACAGCGGGACGAGGCGCCCCGGTCGGACGCCCTACAGAACGAACCTCACGCCAGTCACAGCGATGAACCGGTCACGGGTGTAACGCTCAACACCGCGACGCCGGTAACCGCGAACCTCCGGAGCCTCCACGAACACGTGCAGGCCGGTCCCAGACATTGACCGCTCCACCCACACCACACGCTCCGGAATCCCCTCAAGGGCCTCACGCGCCCACGGGGCCACAACGTCACCCGACAGGCAGTGATCCAGGTCATAGCACCCAAGCCCGCCGCCGAGCATGATGCCCAGCCCATCACCCGCGGTCGACGCCACAGCCTCGGCGTAGGTGCACCACGTCGCAGGGTTCGTCGACGACGCCGGCAACCCATTCACCCGAATCGGACGCTTCCCATCCCGACGCGACCACGCCCGCCTATCGGTCAGATCCAACGGCAACGACCGCCCCGCACGATGCGACGCCACACGACACCGCGTCGAACAGAACCGGGCATCCGAACGCACCAACACGTCCAGTCGGACCCCACACCACCTGCAACTACGCACGACGCCAGTCTACCCGATGTAACAGATACAGGTCTATGACCTGCGGGGACGCCCACTCGCAAGAATCGATCCACGTAGACCACTTGAGGACGGCAAGCGGGGCACGCATGCCACCCGCGGGCCGCCCATGCCGCCCAGCTCGCCCCAGACGCCCCAGGGCGCCAAGTCGGGGCAAACGTAGGGAACAAAATCTGCAGCACCTCTTCGGTGTCCGCGCGGGGCGGGGGAGGGGCTCCCCCCTACCCCCTTGCTTCACGTGCCGTCTTGCGCTTGTGACATGGGACGCAGATTCCACGATGGTTGGTCGCGTCGTCTGTGCCACCTGCCGCAACGTTGACCAGGTGGTCGTCCTCGACGCTTTCCCTGGAACACCCCCCCGGGGTGCAAGCTGGGCACCCTGTGCATGTGCAGATGGGGTCGCGTTCGAGGATGAGGGCGCGGAGTCTGCGGGATGCCCTGGTGGATCCCCCCCGGGTTGTTTGGGACCATCCCCTGGGTTGGTGGGCGGGGCAGTGTGTTCCTGCCCCCCGGGTGTTGCAGCCGGGGTGGGCGCATTCTTTGGGTGCGCGGGGCATCTTGCTCTCGAGCACCCCCCCGGGTTTGGTTTACTCCCTCGGCGCGCTCACCACTCGCTTAGCATTCCGGCACTCACGGCCGGTCGCCCTTGGAGAGGGTGTTGTTGGTCGCCGCGTGGCGGTCGACGCCGAGGGAAGCTTGTGGGTGTTGCGTCAGGCTGGAACGGGGGCGTGTCCGTAGGTCCTGTATCCGATGCGAGCCTCGGTGTTGAGTGGTGCGCAGTCGGGCAGGTGGAGGATTACGAAAGGGGCCCAGCCGAACGCCTGCTTGATGGTGCGAGTCTTCTGCGGCTTCCCATACCCGGTCGTCGCCCAGAGTAGTGTGCCGTCGTGGAGTGCCACGCGGACGGCCGCCGATGGGCCCTGGTAGATGGGGTGTGCGAACCCGACGATGGTGCCTTCGGGCAGGCGGTCACATGCCGCTAGCGCCTTGATGCTATCTCCGACCTGCGGGTCGCTCATGTCAGCCTCCGGTGAGGTAGTGACTCGGGTTGGGTGGTCTGTCACCGGTCGTCGTGGGCGCAGCAGTCCGCGTGTGGGTCACGGGCTGGGTCGCGCGACGACCGGGAGAAGGTGCCTGCGGGGAGCCGGTTGGGAATGGACCGCCACGCCCAGGGCCGGGCCGGTTGTCCCCGCAGGTTCCACCGGCTAGCACGTGGCAAGCGCGCCCCTGATCCGGTGGAGATTGTGACCCGCCCGGCGCTTACCGGGGCGGGCATGACGAAGGCCCCGACTATGCGGGGCCCTGTCGTTAGGGCGTAGAACGCCCTCTATGGCTGACATGCTATGCGCGACGGTTGTTCTACGTCAAGGCGAACAACCCGGCGTGTCGTCACCCCGTCGCATTCCGCACATCCTCGACGCTGTAGCGAACATCCCGACCCGTCCCCACGCGGTGCCACTTCCCACGCCGGGCACGCTGGTGCACCGCCTGCACGGTCGTGTGGAGCATCTTCGCGGCGTGGTCGGGGGTGATGTACGTGGCCCGCAGTTTCGGCCAAGCTGACCACACGATGAACGGCACGAGATCACCGCACGTGTCACACCTGAGTGCGGCGTCTGCCCCTTCACCGAGCGTGGAGACGAGGTGCCCGGCGCACACGGATCGGACGCAGTGGTGCTTGGTGGGGATGTGCCGAATGTTCCTGTTGGCGAGCCGGCGGATGGCCCGGAGGTGGTCGTGTAGGTCGTCGTCGAACGCAACAGCGAACATCACGTCGTCGTGGTGGGACAGGTGTTCGGCGTGCACGGATGCGAGCCTGAGCCGTGCCGGTGTCGGTTCCGGGGCGGTTGCCTGGCACTCGTCCACGAGGACATCGACTAGGAACCGGGCCCAGTCGTCCACGGCGGTCAGCACACGCCGGATTTCGTCGGCGTCAAGGATCTCTTGCATGCCAGGTGGAAGCCGTGACCCGGGTGGTGTGCGACCAGCCCCAACCGTGACCGGGGTGAGGTCGAGTGCGGCAACGGTCTCGTAACGTTCCGCCAGCTCACGAAGGTCGTCACGTGCATTCAGCACCGATGGTCGGTCGTCGCTCATGGTCGGGCCTCCGTGTCGTCGAACATGCCTACGCCGAGCACGTTGTCCCGGATCCACGCCTCACACTCAGCCTCGGTCTTGAACCACAACTCGAAGCACGGGACGAGACCTAGGCCCGTTTCGAGGCAGGGTTGCCACGGGAAGCCGGTGGGCGCTTCCCCGTCAACGTCTGCGAACCATCCGCGTCGTCCGCTCATGCCCGTCCCCGTTCGCTTGGCCTGCACTGTTCGCACCAGCCGTGCACGTCCACGCGTGCACCATCCCCAGGCCCACGCCCACACGCGATACACCGGTGCGTCAGGGTGACCGTGAAGCGGGCCACGTTTCGGGCGAGGTCGTCGGCCGTGTATGGCTCCTTGCGGATGCTGATCCCGGGAGGTGGCCTCATCCGTGCCGCCCCTCTTGCCCGGCCCCGTCCACAGCCAAGGCGGCGCGGATCACCTTGACGATGGTGGCGACGATCCGGCCGGTGATCTCGGTCTGGGACATGCCGGGGTCTGCGGGGATGGGCATGGCTTCGATTTGTGCGCACCGGGCCTCGACGGCTTCCCGTAGCGCGGTGTTCCGGGCCGCGAGGGCGTCGTGCTTCCATGCGGGCACGAACGGGAGCGCGTTCGCCACGTCGCACGTCACACCGCCGCTGGTGATGCAGTCGGCGTCGTGCCCGTAGCGCAGGCTGCACCCCTGTGGACCGCCGTCCTCGCGCGGGATTACCGCCCGCAGCCGCTCGACCTCCGCTTCTGCGGCAGCCAGGGCGTCAGGGTCGGCCAGCAGACCGGCGGCGGCGAGGGCGTCGGCCTGGTGCTGGGCGTGGACCGGGCTGTTTGGGCCTCCGTCGAGACGTGAGCGGCAGGTCGGGCACTGCCACTCGAACACCCGCCCAGGGATCGACGGGTGCTGCACTAGCACCTCAGCCACGGCCCTCGTGTGCGCGGGCGTGGTCATCGGGCACCGTCCTGGGGGTAGACCTGCCGCATCGGCACGGTCGGCCCGTGTCCTGGGCAGTAGGTGTGCTGGGTGCGGGCGCCGACAAAGACCCGCCAGCCGCGCGCGAACGCGGGCCGGGCGGCTTCGACGTAGGACTTCCATCCCGTCACGTTGTAGACCGGCGATTCCCACCGTGCTCGGCACTGCCCGCAGATCAGCACCGCAGTGGCCGTCACGGCGTACTCGTTGATGCCGCCCATCACCCCCGCCCTCCCTCGTCGTCAGCGGCCGGGGTGTCGGCCTGTCGGGTCACGGCGTCGGCGCGGTAGGGGTTGCCGGCGCGTCCCCAGGTGCAGAACCCGGGGAACGGCTTGTGGTTGGCGATGGCCAGCGCGTACCCCTCGTCCCATGCCCGCTCGGCCACCTGCCGGTCATGGGCGGCAAGTTCGTCCGGCGTGAGGTCGGTGGGGGCGGGGCGGCGGAAGTAGGCGCAATCACAGAGCCCGCAACCACCGATCGCGTGGGCGTGGTTCGGTTGGTCGTGACCGCACACGCAAACCCAGGTCATGTCCCCGTCTCCGTCCCGGTGGGGGCAGCGAGGACGGCGCGGAGGCCCTTTACGAGAGGTGGCGGCTCCTCGTCTTCTTGGGGGCGATACCAGGAGTTCCGCCACGCGGCCTCGTGTTCATCCGCCAGTCCCTCGACCGCCTCCCGTAGCGCGGCCTCACGGGCGCGGGCGGCGTTGCTGGCTGTCTCGGCGTTGCACCACCACTCGGTCAACCGCTCCACCTCGGCACGGGCGGCGGCGAGAGCGTCCAGGAGGGCAGCGATGTCTGCGGGTGCGTGGGCGATGAAGTCGGCATCCTCTTCGGTGTCATCACTAGGCCGGACGTCCGACATGATCCATCGACCGTCCACGTTGGCTACGGCAGATCGTGTCGGCTCATCCTCCGTGTAGGTCCACGGCCCCGGTGTCGCCGCCTCCGCTCGCGCCCGGATCGCGGCCACGTCCAGCTCACTCATCGTCGTTCCCTTCGTTGCGGAGGGCGGCACGGGCCATGCGCTCAAACTCCTCGGCCCACATGGTGATCCGCATCTCAGCGCGGTCACCGATGACGATCTCCACGGTCACGGTGTCGTCGTCCTCGCCGCGCTCGGCACTGATCGATGCGTCGTGCCCGACTGACTGATACGGGTACGGATGCGCCATCACTCGTCTCCTTCGTGTTCCCCGGCCGCTCGTTCGCGCCCGTCCAGTGGTCTGCTCATGCGCGCCAGGGCTTCGTGCGCCCCGGCCTGGTTCCGTGCCGCCTGCTCCGGTGTCAACGTGGGCGGGTCCGCGATGTCCACAGCGCCGGCAAGTGCTGCAAGCTCGTCGGCTTTGCACGCCGCGCAGGGCAGCCGGTAATAGTCGTGGCCGTCGACCCTGCACTTGGCCCTCGAGGACACGGGTGCGCCCGGTGCGGTCGGCCCCCAATGGGCTCCGTCCTCGACGAGCAGTGCTGGTGTCCTCAGCGCCTTGTTCTCGGTGAGGGTGAGTAGTGCGCGTGCGATCTCGAGGGGTGTGCCACGGTGCCGGGCCTTGGAGATGGCGGCGCGGATGCCGGGGGTGTCCCAGTCGCGGCGGATGCACGCCACGAGCGCAGCGAGTGGTTGTGCCCAGTCGTCACGGGATGCGTTCGCTTGCATCATGTCTCGTCGCCTCCCTCGCGGTACGTAAGTGACGAGGATGATGAAGGCTTGGATCGCTTGTCTTTCTCTCCCTCTTCCCTCTCCCTCTCCCTCTGCGATGGGAAGCGATCGGTAAGCGATCCGGGGGACCGATCGCTTCCGGATCGGTGGTCATCGGTATACCGATCACCCTCCGAGTCGCTTCCGATGGGGTCACGGTCGTCGGGTGGTGCACCGCAGAACACGCAGTCGGGGGACCACTTGCCGTCCACGTGCCACCTGTTGTGGTTTCCGAGTGCGCCCCCGGTGGATTGTGCGGCACGGTCGATCTCGGGATTCCACTTGGCGAATGAGCGGATGTGCCACCCGCCCTTAGCTGTCATCCAGAGGCGTTCTTGGACGAGTGTGGCGGCGTGCTTCTTGTAGTTGGGGATGCCGGCGGCGATGGAGGGGAGGTCGTAGTCGGGGATGAGCCCGTTGGTGACCTTGTACATTTTCCGGGCGTAGGTGAGTCCGCGGATGAAGAGGATTTCGGCTTGGTATCCGGCTTGGCGGATGGCGCGGTCGTGTGAGTAGTTCACGTCGAGGGGCACGAACTCGCCCGGGATTCGGGCCATCAGGCGACCCCCCCGAAGTTGAGCGCATCCTGCGCGATCCGCTTAGCGATTAGCTCGCAGTAGCGTTCGTCGATCTCCACGCCGATAGCACGGCGCCCGAGGGCCTTTGCGGCGATGAGCGTCTGACCGCTACCGGCGAACGGGTCGGCGACGACACCAGGGGGGCAGGTGGCGAGGATCTGCTCGAGCACGTCGAGCGGCTTGGCGTGCGGATGTCCGGCACGTGTTGCCACACCCCGGGGGCCTGCGACGAGGCCGTTCGTGTGGATGATGGACGACAGTCCTCCGACACCCACGGGCCAGGGGCCGACGAGGTAGATTGCTTCGGCGTCGCGGCGGAACCCTGCCCGGGCACCCTTGATCCCTGCGTCCTCGGGCTTGGCGTAGATGAGGGCTTGGACCGCGCCGGAAGGCTGCTGGACGAGCAGGTCACCGAACACGACGGCGGGCCTGTTGCCCCATGCACCTAGGGCGAGATCGCGAGTCATCGTGTCCTTGTCGCCCACGATGCCACCGTGGGGTTTGCTGCCACGGCCACGACCAAAGGCGTTCGTCATGCCCGAGCCAGAGCGCCAGTCTCGACCGTATGGCGGATCGGTCACGAGTACGTCAGCCTCGAGCCAGTCGGACAGCTCGAGGCAGTCCCCGTGATACAGGGTGACCAGTTCGTCGGAGTAGTAGACGCTCACTTGGCACCGCCCTTGATTGCGATGACGGCCCAGTTGAGCGGGACGTGCTTGACGTCCGGGTAGAGGTGTCCGAACTCTGTGCGCTCGTCGTCGTAGACGAGGCGGCTGCCGGGCTTCGCGCCTTCGAGCCAGGCCAGGTGTGGCTCCGGGATCGCGGCGAGCAACGTCTCGCGCGTCAGCGCTTGGGTCGCACTGGTGGTGTGGATCGCCCGTGGCTTTGGTACGCTCATACCAGCCCCTCCTTACTAGGGGTCAGGCCCTCCGCCTTGTGGTGTTGACGCACCAGCGGGGGGCCGTTCTTTGTCCCCTTTATGATACCACCGTCAGCCATGCCTAATGGTGTTCCCCAGCCCCATGCGCGGAGGATTAGGAGTGTGTTTCCGAGGGTGAGTCGGATGGGTGTGTGAATGTCGAGGCCGGCGGGCGGGGCGAATAGGTCGTCGAGTCCCATGAGCCATCCGAGGCGCCAGTGTGCCCACCAGTTGTGTGCGTTCTGTGGCCCGTGTCCGGCGCGTTGAGTGACGAGGAAAGCAACCTCAGCGCCGGCGTTCATGCGTTCCGTTTGCGTTTCGTCGAGCCAGTCGTCGATGAGCGTGTCGGATGCGCGTTTCGCCATGTCGCCGCCCTTGGCTTCGATGATGATCCCGGGGCATAGGAGGATGTCGCCGCGGTCGTATCGGCCGGTTTGTGTGCGTCGGTCGGCGCCGGGGAAACCGCGGGTGCGTGCAGCTCGCACGATGGCACTTTCAGCGCGCGTGCCAATGTCTTTGGGGCGGGTGGTCATGCGCGGGCCTCCTCGGCCTTGATGAAGGCGATCCAGTGGGTCTTTGATGCGCGCCCGGACCGGTGTCCGAACAGTGGGCGTTCGGGGGTCAACTCGAGGATGTCGCGCACGGGAATCTGGTCCTCGTTCCACTTGAAGATGAGGACGCCGCCGGGCTTGAGGACCCGGAAGCACTCGGTGAATCCGGCGCGAAGGTCGTCGCGCCAGGTGGGCAGGAGGGCCCCGTACTTGGCTGCGGTCCATGACGCGGCACCGACGCGCTCGAGGTGGGGTGGGTCGAGTACGACGAGCCGGAAGGTGGCGGCCGCGAAGGGGAGGTTGCGGAAGTCCATCTCGAGGTCGGGTGCGATGTGGAGTTCGCGGCCGTCGCAGAGGGTGTGGTCTTCGGTGCGGATGTCTCCGAAGATGGCCCGCGGGTCGGTCTTGTCGAACCAGAACATGCGTGACCCTGACGCCGGGTCGAGCACTTGCCGCGTGGTCATGCGCCCGCCCTTCTGTGTGCGTTCCATGCGATGTCGGCGGCGCGGAGTTCGGCGCGTCGGGCGTCGATGATGTGGGGTGGGTCTGCGTGTAGGGCGGTGATGATGGGGTGGAGTGCGTGGGCTGTCATCCACGTTTCTTCGGGTGTCCAGTCGTTGGGTGTGCGTAGGGGTGGGCGGCCTTGGGTGCGTGCGTGGTTGATGGCGTCGAGGCGTTCTGCGAGGGCTTCGGCGGCTGCGAGTCGTGCGCGTTGGGTCATGCGCCCGTAGTCCGCGACTGTTGGTGGGGTGGCGAACCGGGCCCGGGTCATGCCGCACCGTCCCTGGCTGACTGTCGTGACTGTGCCCGCCAGATCCGCAACCGGTCGGCCTCGGACATGCCACCGAACACGCCATCCGTCAGCCGGGGACGGAACTCGAGAGACCACGAGGCACAGTCGCGGATCACCGGGCACGCACGACACGCAGCCTTCGCGTACCGGATCCCCGCCTCATCGGACGGGTGCGGGAACCAGTCGTCCGGGGGCTCCCACTGACACAACGCAAGATCACGCCAGTCGTTCATGCGGTCACCGCCCGTCGTGCCGCGTTCTTCCGTGCCTGCCTGTGCTGCGCGCACAGTGAGCACCGTGTCCCCGTGTACTCCACCGACCGGACGAGCAACGACGACGGGTGCCCGCACGTGGTCGGCAACGGTTCGAACACGTCCCCGTAATCGACCAAGCCCAGGCATGCGAGGACACGACGCAACGCCGGGACCTGCTCGGGGACGGGCAGACGGGTCGCCTGGAACGCCATCTCATGGGCGATCGGCGGGAGAGAGTGGGCGGTCATGCGACGGCTCCAATGCGCAGGTGGTCGAGCAGTTGGGCGCCGATGTGCTCCGTGTATTGGGTGGTATAGTTGGGCACATGGGACGTAGAGGAGTAAGGCTCACGCAACGGCCGCCAACCGATCCGCGACTGCGATTCGAGCAACGAGTCGTCCGCGAAGAGCATTGTTGGACGTGGACCGGGGTGGTTGCGAAGAGCGGATATGGCGTGCTCTCGGTGAAGCGCGACGACGGCATCTGGGTGCAGAAGTACGCCCATCGACTCGCTTACGAGTTCCTCGTCGGACCGATCCCGCCGGGGGCGACGATCGACCACCTCTGCATGAACAGGCTGTGCGTTAAGCCGGAACATCTTGACCCCTGTTCGACGCAGGAGAACACGCGACGTTCGCCGCGGACTCTGACGGGAGCGAACATTCGGAAGACGCATTGCCCCCAGGGCCACCCGTACTCGGGCGAGAATCTGTTCTATGACCAGGGGAAGCGGAAGTGCCGCGAGTGTGTTCGGTTGAAGAACCGGGCGGCGTCGAAGCGTCGCTACGCAGCGCGTCGAGAAGCTGCTCGCCTATCCACTGTGTAAATGCGGGCGGAAGGGACTGCGCTTGGCCCCACATGGTCATCCAGTCGCATCCGAGCAGTTCGCTGCGGACGGCCTTGGCTGGCGTGTATCCGCCGCGGCGGACGGCCTTGGCTGGCGTGTATCCGCCGCGGCGGACGTTCTTGGCGTGGCCCCGGTCAGAGGACCCGCCGCCGTACACGCCGGCGACTTGCACGGACCTGTCGTGGCGGCACCCGCCGTTGCCGACGAGGAACACGTTGGACTCGAACAGGCGGTGACGTTCGAGGCGCACGGTCTCCCCGATCGCGGGGTCCCATGCGGTGAGGCCGAACTCGGACCCGCAGAGCATGAGCGGGTCGATGAGTGGTGCCCCGACGACGTTCTCTATGACGTAGGGGAGGCCGGTTCGGATGAGCAGTTCGCGCACGGGTTCGATGAGCTCGGGGTGTTCGTTGTTGTGCGTGTGCTTCGTGATGCTGTACGCCTGGCACGGGGGTGATGCCGCGGCCGCCGCGAAGTCCCACAGCCCCAGGGACTCGGCATAATTGGCGCCCTCGGGGCTTAGGAACTCGATGACTTCCCCGGCCAGGAGCAGGTTCAGCACGTCGATAACGTCGCCCTGCACGGACGGGAACGGGTAGCGGCCACGGGAAGGGCCGACCGTCCGCCCCTTGTCGTCCGCGTGCTTGAACAGGTCCACGCCGTACACGTCGAACCCGGCGCGCCGGTACCCCTCGGACGCGCCACCCTCGCCACTGAACAGGTCGAGCAGCCGGGGCCTCATGCGTCCACCTCGATGAGATCCCAGGACCATGTGGCGGGGATGTTGTGGGCGTGGCATACGAGGTCATAGGCGACGGGGGCGAGTGCCCGTTGGATCACGCTGGCGTGCCCGGTGCAGAAGGACACGCGCGTGCACTCGGTGGCGTCGGACCGGTGCACGGACACGAGGGCTTCAGTGGCCTCCGTGGCGCACCCTCCCTGCCAGTTGCACGACATGACGGGTGTGAAGTCGAGGGCGGTCAGGGATGGTGGGAGCGGGGACGCGTTCATGCTGGGTCGCCACTGTCAGCGAGTCCCCATGCCGCCTCAACGTCGGGGTCGGGGATGACCTCAGCGTCGATGACGTCGCCTTGTTCGGGGAGTGCGGTCACGTCCACGGGCGTGGTCGGGGGCTTGGGTTGGGCGGGCTCAGCAGACACGTCCCGGATCGCCCGCAACTGTTCGCGGATGTACTCGGCGGACGTTGGCACCCACTTGGTGAGGTCGTGCGCGGCGGTCTTGAGCCACATGGCAACTTCGTCGGACGCCCAGGGGGAGAACGACTTGCCGGCGGTGGAGCTGGCGTCTTTGGCGCGCTTGATGCGGGCCTTGTTGACGACGACGACCTTGGACGTGGCCCCGTCTTTCATGACGGCGTATGCGTAGGCGAGGCGGATTGCCCCGCGGTCGTCGGCGTCCCAGTCGATTTCGTGGACGGGCCTGTCGTCGATGCCGGGCCGGTAGGTGAACTTGTCGTGTTCGTGGACGGCTTCGACGATGACGGAGGACACGGCCCCGGCCCGGTACATGAGTTCGATCTCGCCCTGGTACCCGGGGATCCCGAGGACCTTCCCGGACCTGACGGTGAGGTAATACTGCTCGGTACCGGGTTCGAGGCCGAGCCGGGCGGCGTCGAGCAGGGCGCCCATGAGTGCGGCGGGGTCGTTCGCTGCGGCTTGGGCGAGGTTCTTGTCCCGGCGCAACGCACCCACGGCGAGACGTGTCCACGTCTCAGGCTTCAAGTGGGACGGGAGGACGAGCGCGAACTCGTCCTTGTACCCCTGGACCATCTGGGTTGGGCTGGCCTTCACCATGTCGGTGCTCACGCTGCTGTCCCTTCGAGGTTGGTGGGTAGGTTCCGCCCTGCCACGAGGTACGGGGTGCCGTCCTTGCGTGCTTGGCGGGTGAACAGGACATGCCCGTCCCAGGTGGCGCGTCGGGCGTCACCCATGAAGTCCGCGATCGCGTTCTTCGCGGCCTGCTCGGTCTCAGTGGTGGTCGCGAGGGCTTCGCGTGCGGTCAGCCACGCCCACGCCATGACGGGTGGGATCTCTGCGTCCTCGGGGGAGATGTCCGGGTGCAACTGTCGGACGGCCACGTACGTGTGCATGGAACCGTCCAGGGGCGGCGCGTCGCCTGCGGCCAGGGAATCCATGAACGCCCGCCCCTCGGCCACAAGGTGCGCGATCCGGTCGTCGTCCCGGTCAACCCGGTACTCCCGGAACTCCATCGCCACATCGGCAACGACGTAGCAGACGCGTTCGCCCGTGACCCACAACGCCCACTGGCACTGGTCCACGTACCCGGGCGGTACCCCGTCGTCCCACTCCCACGACAAGCGCCCCGTCTTGCACTCGATGAGGGCGCGGTCCCGCTTCGTCTGCCCGTACGCGTTGCCGTCCGGGGTTGCGCCCGCCCAACCGTCCTTCTCGACCCATTCGCCGGGCGAGACCGTCAGCTCCGGGTGCTGGTCTCCGAACCACTTGAGCAGCACGGGCTCGAGATAGTGCCCGTAGTTGAAGATCGGGTTGTCGGTGACGTGACCGGTCGGGACGTTGCCGGCCATCTTGTGCCACAGGGAGAACCGGGACTCATACGGGGACGTGCCCACAACGGCGGCGATCTTCGATGCGGTCATGTACCGGTTCCACTCGGCCGACCCTGGTACTGGTGCGGTGCTCACTGGTCCTTGCTCCTTTGGTCGTCCCAGGCGGCGTAGAGCGCGACGAGGGCTGTAGCGGTGAGGGTGATGGCCCACTCGACGGGGGTCACGGGCGGGCCTCGCGCTTCTGCATGGCGCGGACGTGCTCGTTGACAGCGGACTCTGCGTATCCGGGGGACATGTGGTACTTGGTCCGATAGCCGCACCTACATGTGCCCTGCCACCGGAAGTCCGAGACGTACCCGATGCCGTAGTGCCACGGGATGCGCTCAAGCCCCGCCTCGTGCGCGCTTACCTCGTTCATCGCCCGCCCCTTCGTGCCCCTGCGAAGAACCGCGCTATCCGGTGGCTGCGTGCTGCGGCCCTGGACATGTGCTCGATGGCGGCCCAGAATTCGGCGTCGATGACGTCAGCCCGCTGGTCGTCGTAACGGGCACCACCGTGGGCGGTCATCGGTCGGCCTCGGTTGGGCTCGCGGGTGGCGGGCAGTCGCACAGCGCGTCGGCGGGAATGTCGGCCACGACGTGCCCGTGCGCGCCGCCCCAGGCGTTGCGGACCTCGCGCTTGGTGCCCTCATCCTCGACGTGCGTGTGGATGTTCTTCCAGCGCGCGCCGACATAGACCCGCAGCGACCCGTCCGTGTCGTCCTCTATGCCGACGATCAGGCGGGAGTCGCCCAGCCCGAGGAACGCACCCATGAGGCTCATCTCGCACCGCCGATGAGTAGCCCGGCCCAGATGGGGGTGGTGAGCACCAGGGCCGCGGCGAGTGTCCCGGTGCGCGGGTGTGTCGTGAACCAAACTGTGAGGTCGGCGCGTGGTCGAGACGAGGCAGGGCCGGTCATCGGACGGCCCTCGCGCGTCCGAGGTCGACGGGTCCGCGGATACGTCGGCCGCAGGTGTCCCAGTGCATTCCGGTGGCGCCCCAGGACTCGCACGAGGGGCATTCCCCTTGGCCGCGCGCAAGGTCGGCCGATCGGATGAGGGAGCACCACGCGCAGTTGATGGTGCCGTGGGCGGAACAGCGCGGGATGTGCGCGTGACGCCCGCTCATCCCACCCACCCGTTTCCGTCAACAGCTCCGCGGACGAGTGCGACGCCGATCCACAACGCGACTATGGCTGCGAGGAACAACCACCCGGCAGCGCAGTACGCGACCACGGCGGCAACTAGTACGAGTGCCCACGCGAAGGCGAGTCGCAGGCCCCGTGCGGATGCTGCGGCTTCCTCCCGGGCCTCATGCCACGCAACCTCACGGGACGGGGCAGGGGCGGTCATGACTCACCCCGGGCGATGGTGGCGGCACGGAGGAGACCGAAACTGATGCCACGATCGTTTCCTGCGTGCCACGTGCTTGGCTCGGCCGGCGACTCACCACATGCGGACGAGTGAACGCGGTGCTCGGCTTCGATGTCCCGTGCGACTTGTTCCCGGACGGCGGCCTCGATCAACGGGGCAGCAGCGGTCACCATCGCCCCGGCCTCATTGCGCGCGTCGGAGCGAGTGCGGTCGTTGGTCTCGTGCCATGCGGGACCGTCCGGGTTCCACGCTCGCCATGCCACACGCGCCGCCGCCTCGATGGCCGCGCTCAGGTCGATACTCATCACTGCTCCCTGGGTTCGATGTGGAGGTTCATGCCGTCGGCGGCGACGATCTGCCAGTCATCAGTGGCGCGGATGATCGCGTCGATGCCGCGCGTGGGCCCCGTGTACGGGATGACCTCGGTCACTTCGTGTGCCCCGTCCGCGTAGATCAGGACGTCACCCGGGCGCACCGACATGGACGGCACCTCAACCGCGTGCAACGGAACCCACGGGGGACGATCAACGGGGATCATGAGGGACCGTCCTGTCGCTCGACCTCGCTGTTGGCGTACAACTCGGCGTAGGTCAGATCCGGGTCCTCGCCGTCACTGACGCGGCGCAGGGCGGCCAAGAGCGCCTGCCCGGAGATGGCCCACCAACCCAGGTCGATGTCGCTCATGCCTCCACCTCCATGTCGATGCGGATGTGCCTGCCGGTGGAGTCGGCCCAGTCGCGCCACGCGGCCCGGGGGAGGTGGAGGGAGCAGAGGGCGGCGATCCGGTCCAACGCGTCCGCCGTGTCATCACGCGGACGGGGACGGCTCAGCTCGGCCAGATCGGCCAACTCCTGCGCCGCGTGCCGCATCTGTGCCATGTACGGGGCCAAGTCCACGGCCGCGAAGATCGGGTCAGCGGCAGCCTCCGCACGTGCCTCCCGTGCGTCATCCCGCGCAGCCTGCTCGTCCTCGTAATCACGCGGGTCATCCGGGCCAGCGTCCAAGAAGCGCTCAATACCAGCGGGGGTCGTCATCAGGCACCGTCCTCAACGCGGACGCCACGCTTGCGCCAGTAGAGGCGCTTGGACGCGGCGCGGAGGGATGCCCCGCGGCATGTGCGGCAGTGCCGACGCCCGCTGTAGACGACGGTGTTTTCGTCGTCGTAGGCGTGGCCTCGGGGACAGTGGGTGCGGGATCGAGTGTTCGCCCCGGCGTTGCCCCTGGCCGTGTTCTCTTGTGTCGTGACCGCCTCGAGGTGGTCAGGGTTCACGCACGAGGGGTTGCGACACAGGTGGTCGATGACTAGTCCGGAGTCGAGCTCGCCGTGCGCGAGGATGTAGGCGACCCTGTGTGCGGGCCGTTGCCTGCCAGCCACCCGGAACCGGCCGTATCCGCGGGGTGAGTGATCGCCCATCCACGGCAGGCATCCCGTAGCGGTCGGATCTCCCACCTTCGCCTCGAAACGGCTGGCGACAATCGCGCCCGCCTCGATCGGCGAAGCGACAGTGGCGCTCATCGCGACCACCCGTCCTCGGTAAGGAGGCGCGCGACATGCTCGGCCTTCTCCCGGTCCATGCCGGCTCTCTCAACGAGCGCTGTGCCGAGGTCCGACAGGGGCGGGTGCGCGGTCAGGTGCTCGGCTAGGGCGAGCCACTCACGGGCTGCGGCAAGCGCTTCCTCGGCGGTCGTGCCGCCCTCCACCACGAGCGTCCCGGCGTGGTACTCCCCGTACTTCTGCGCGACCTCTGGCAAGTCAGTGCGGGGGATCACGATGGCGTCGCACTCGACGGCCACAGCAGCAAGGAAGTCAGCGCGGGGGACGATGGCAACCCACCGGGCGCCACTGGGAGTGCCGACAATGAAGGTTGCGCTGCGACCGTCCCCCCTCAGTTCGTGCGTGGGGAACTCTCGGGACACGTCCTTGATTTCGGTGCTCACGGTTCATGCCTCTCTATGGGTGGGTTGGTTGGTGTGCCGGCGTGGGGGTGTGTGCCCTTCGTCGGGGAGGTGGAGTGCTGCGGCGAGGTCACGCCCGCCCAGGACGGTCGAGGACAGGCCAGCACCCGCGACGCGCACTTCCTGCGCTTCCATCTGCGACAACACGGCACGCAACGGTGGGCACGACCACTCCCACGGGCGACTCATCGGGGACTCCACTCGCGGGCGACCTTCGCGGCGCACCGGAAGCCATAAGCGACGGCGTGGGACGTTGCGCGGCCAGGCTCGTGAAGCGACGCCTCAATGGCGTCTGCGATGAGCGCCGTTAGCGACTCCCAGCCGGGCAGGGTGGTGAGGTCCACGAGCGGCACGAGTCCGCATCCGCGTTCGTGCGCTGCGTGGCCGAACTGGTCCACGCCCGCGCACGTGCACTCGGATGCCTCTTCGACCAGCCAGTGACCGTCGATGCGTTCGCGGCTCACTTGGCACCGCCGAGCATGTCCCCGGCCACACGGTGACCCTCCACGCACAACGCCCGCGACACGTCCAACAAGACCTGCGCGCGACCCTCAGCCGCACCGAGCCGGAACGCCTCAAACGGGGTCAGGGACGCCGTGGGGATGTACGGGCCGGGGATCACGAGGCGGCCCTCGGCGCATACACGGTGTCGTCCGTTTCGCCCGCGTGAAGTGCCGGGGCGAACTCGGGGGCAGGACCACCACGGAAACACGCACACGGGCCATCCACATGCACCAGGCGACGACCCGGACGAGCGACGCACGGGGTCACGCTGTCCGCCTCCGTGACTGTGCCGCCTTCGAGCGCTCGGAGCGCTGGGCGATGCGGTTCGGGTCGACCGCGGCCTGCCGGTCGGCCTTCCACTGTGCGTACTGTTCGGCGTCGACCCGCCAGGGCCCGTCCTCGTAGGTGCGGAAGGCCCCGGGGATGCGACCCGCGCGCAGGTAGTCGCCCACCGTGGTGAGTGCGATGTTCAGGTCTGCCGCGATCTCGCGGGGAGTGAGGGTGCTCATGCGGCTGCGCTCCTAAGCTCGGTGGCGGCAAAGACGGCGGCGAGGTCGACGACGGGGATGCCGGCGGCCTTCCGGCGCTCACGCTCGATCGGTGAGAGATTCCTGTATGCCCTGCCGTACTCGCGGTTGCACTCGGCGCACTGGCGCCGGTCACTGCCGTCCTTGGCCGGGTACACCCGAGAGAACTCGGCGTAGGGGTGGCCGTAGAGGCAGGCTCCCCGTTCGCGCGGCACACGGGACCGTGGGCCACGGCGCACGTTCTCAAGACACGTCACGGGCTCGAGGTGCCACGGGTTGACACACCGCTTGACCTCGCACAAGTGGTCCAGGTGGAGCCCCATGGGGACTGGACCCCGCGCGGCCTCGAACGCCCACGCGTGGGCTCGGATCAGCCTGCGCTGACCGCCGACGTGGAACATGCCGTACCCAGACGGGTCGGTAGATGCCGTCCAGAGCCAACACTCAGATGGGGGACCGCCCTGCACTTTGCTCCAGAAGCGCTGTTCGGCGGTGAGACCCCGTGGCGTCCGCCCGTTGAAGCGGCGGCGGTCGGTGCGCGTCATGCTGCACTGCCCGGAGAACGTCGGGTGCGGGGCTCGTAGTCGGTGCTGATCGCGTCCTCGCGGAGTCCGTATGCGAGGGCTAGGGCCTTGAGCATCGACTCAGATGCGCCCCGGTGTCCGTTCTCTATGGCGGACAGCGCGCCCTTCGTGGGCCGGTTCTCCTCTCCTTCAAGCTCTGCCACCCGGTCGGCGAGGGCGTCGAGGGTGAGTCCGACCGCTGCGCGCAGGTCACCGAGGGTGACGTGTGGGGGGGTGACTCGTGGCCGTTGCCTGTCATAGCGGGTCGTCTTCGGCATGCCTTGACTCTAAGGCAAACCGAAGGCAGACGCAAGGAGCGACACGGGCAAACGTTCCTGACCAGCGCTGATCTTGGGTTATCCACAGACGGGCAGGTGAAACTACCTTCATGGCGTTTGCCGCGCGCCGCTTGGGTTTGCCAAAGGTTTTGGGGAGACTCAAGGCATGTCAGCCAAGCGCTTCGGGCAGATCGTCACGGCCCGCCGGGAAGATCTCGACCTCACACAGATAGACGTGTGGCAGCGGGGCGGCCCGTCGAACTCCACGCTGACTGCGATCGAGGCCGGGACGGGCACGCCGTCGCCGTCCACGTTCCGCAAGCTCGACAAGGCCCTTGAGTGGGAGCCCGGGTCCGCTCGCCGCGCGTTCGACGGCGGCGACCCAACGCCCCTCGCCGGTGCGCCGGCCGCACCGCCCAACGTCGAGCACCTGACCGACGACCAACTGATCGACGTACTACGAGAGAGGATGCACCGCTATGCAGCGAGCGCCACCAGGGACGCCGACGTGGGGGAGCACGTGGTCTCCCCTACGTCTGAGGCACCTGAGCCGCAACCGTCGACAGTAGCCAATCCGCAGCACGTGTCCGAGCCTCCGGGGTGAGCCCCGCGCGGATGAAGGCGAGGTCCCGGTCCCGCACGTACAGGACCGGGACCGGCAGTCCCTCGACCTCGAACGCGTTCGTTCCTAGCCTGCGGATGAGGTCGAAGGGGTCATGGGGCAAGTCGGGCGCTGTCATAGTGCCTATGTCGGCGCGCGTTGGGTGGGAGGTAAGCGCGCAGGACCCGTGTCCACGGACACGCGAGGCGGCGAGAATCCCCCAGGATCTCGACAGGGCTGACGGGCCCACTTGGGCGGGCTGACCTGCTAACTTGCTGGTCAGGGACACGGGACACGCCCTAGCGGAACACGTTTTCAAGTCCCGTTAGCCACCCCATCGGATGTCGCGGCGTCGTCCCGCAGGTCTGCGGCGACACCCTCGGGCGCGTCCCCCCGCAACTGGGCTGCTCGTCCCGGGCGAACCGACGTGGCCATGACCTGGGCGGCGATCTCACGCGCCTCGGCGGAGTCCGGCCCCGGCGGCGGCACCAGCATCGCTGCTCGGTAGTACCGCAGCTCGTCGATGCTCTCCAGGATGTCCGCGAGCGCTCGATGACCGCCGTTCTTCTCGGGCGATGCGAAGTAGATCCGGGGGTACCAGCGCCGGGCGAGCTCCTTGATCGAGGAGACGTCGATCACCCGGTAGTGCAGGTGGCCGACGAGCTCAGGCATGTCGCGCTCGAGGAACACCCTGTCGGTGCCGATGGAGTTGCCGGCCAATGGAGCCTTGCCCGGCTCGGGAACCCACTGCCGCACGTAGGCGAGGACCGCCTCCTGAGCCTCGGCGAGTGTCACGCCACCCGGCAGCGCCGTGAGCAGCTCGGACGTGGTGTGCATGTCGCGGACGAACGGGTCCATCTGCTCGAGGGCCTCGACCGGTGGGGTGATCACGATGTCCACGCCCTCGCCGAGGACCGTCAGCTCGGAGTCCGTGACCACCGCCGCCACCTCGATCAGCGCATCAGCGGTCAGGTCAAGACCGGTCATCTCGCAGTCGATCCAGACGATCCGGTCATTGGTGGCAGAGGGCGCGCTCACGCCCGTCACTGTACGGGGTCCGAGGAACCGGGAGGCGGCCCCGGGAGGGTGCCCGCCACCCAGGCGGCGAGCACGACGACGACCGCCACGCCGCC